TTTACTTATACAGAACTACCAAATTATCGTTTAGATACCGTTGCAAAAAAAGAATTAGGTCGGGGCAAGGTTGAGTACGAAGGAGATTTGCAACATTTATTTGAAACTGATATACATAAGTTTGTTGAATACAACATGACGGACGTTGATTTGGTTTATGAATTAGATGAAAAACTGCAACTGCTAGGATTAGCAAGAACTATTTGCCATAAAGGACATGTTCCATATGAGGATGTATATCATGCATCTAAATATCTAGATGGCGCTGCAATTGTAGATTTAAAAAGAAATGGATTTGTAGCCCCAAATAAACAATTCAGATTTGTTGAAGATGAAGAAGATGAGTCATTGGCAGGAGCATATGTAATGCCACCCGTACCAGGATTGTATAATTGGATCTATGACTTAGATTTAACCTCACTATATCCTAGTATTATCATGACATTAAACATATCTCCAGAAACTAAGATAGGTGTTATTAATAACTGGGACGAAACATGTTTGTTGAAATCAGAACCAACTCAAGTTCATTTCGCAGATGGAACATTCGTTCAGGATGTTAAAACATGGTTAATTGATAATAACTATACGGTTGCTAGTAATGGCGTTGTGTATCGAAATGATAAAAAAGGATTTCTGCCAGCAATTTTAGAAAAATGGTTTGATGAGCGAGTTGAGTTTAAAGATGAGCGAGATAAATATGCGGTTGGAACTGAAGAATATAAATTTTACGATGCAATGCAATTAACTCAAAAAGTGTTGCTAAATTCATTTTATGGCGTATTGGGACTAAAAACATTTCGATTTTATGATATGGACAATGCTGGAGCTATTACGGCTGTTGGTCAATCCATTATTAAATTTACTGGAAAATGTATTAATCGTTATTATGAACGAGAAATAGGATCTCCACAAACTGTTAATGCAGAAGGTAAATCTGTGGATTATGCATTTTATACAGATACAGATTCATGTTTTATCTCAGCACTTCCATTGATTAAACATCGATATCCAGATGCAAATTTTGCTGATGAGCAGTTCATGATTGAAAAAACTAACGGTATTGCTGATGAAGTTCAAAAACATATCAATATGCTTTACGGACAATATGCAAAGGTCTTTTTAAATACGGATACTCATAGATTTAAAATCAAACAAGAATATGTTGCAAAATCTGGATTATGGATTGCTAAAAAGAGATATGCACAATGGGTTATTTTTAAAGAAGGTAAACCTACCGATAAAATGGATATTAAAGGAATGGATGTAGTCCGTTCCAGTTTTCCGGAAGATTTTAAAAAAATAATGAAAGAAACTTTGTGGTATATTCTTAAAGAAAAAAATAAAGAAGAAACTACGGATCTAATCATTTCATTTAAAAATAAAATACAACAATCAGAAGTAGTAAACATCATGAAGAACTCTGGTGTTAAAGAAATTTCAAAATACACTAAAAACAGAACACCATTTTCTGGTTATGTAACAGGAACACCAGTACATGTTAAATCGGCAATTAATTTTAACGATTTATTGGCAATGAATAAAGTTACCGATGTTACTCCTATACAAGATGGTGAAAAAGTTAAATGGGCATATGTTTCTAACAACCCATATGGATTCGAATCCATTGCACTTCGAGGATATCAAGATCCAAAGTTTATAGAACAATTTGTTAGTCAGTATATAGATCGAAACAAAATGTTTGAATCAGATCTTAAAGGCAAATTAGATGATTTTTATTCGGCAAGGGGATGGGGTAGTTTACCAGAAAATAATAATGTACAAAAGTTCTTTTCCTTTGGAAAATAAAAAATAATTTCTTATAATAAATAAAAAAAGTTATATGTACGGAAAACAACAATGGATCGGCCGCGAAGTCGAAGGCAGATATTCAGATATGATGACTTTCTTCGTAAGAGAATTAGGTGATGGTATTGATGTAGAAAATTTAAATCACTTTCCACATTATTATTTTACGGTGGAATATATGCGGATAGCTGTTATGTCTGAGAGTAATAAGCATTTAGCGGAAATACGAGGAATATTAGATACTACAAATTGCGTAGTAACGATTGAAGCTAATAACGATATTATAAATAGCATACCACCGGATTTGTTTAATAGATGCCATATTATATACCGCATACAAGATACTGCAGTACAGAAGCTAAAAGATACCGATACATTGAGTATTGATGCTGGCTGGTATCGAGTATCACAAGTTACAAAATGCAACATGATGCATATTTTTCCTGACAATTACAAATACGATCAAATTTAAAATTATGAAATATTCAGTAGCAGTTACATTTCAATTAGAAGGGTTTCATTGTTGGCCCGAAGCAAAAGAAGTATTTCCAGAAGTAGCATTTTTATCTGACAGACATCGACACATGTTTCATTTTAAATGTTATGCACATGTAACACATACAGATCGAGATGAAGAATTTATTTTATTACAGAGAAAATTAAAACAACAAATACGTAATGAATTTGGAGGAAATGTTTTAGAATTTGGTCGAATGAGTTGTGAGGATATAGGAGAATGGTTGTTGGAGAATAATATAAATCTATATAAAGTAGAAGTATTTGAAGATGGCGAAAATGGAGCTATTGTTGAGCGATAATTTAAATATCAAATAGTTATACTAAATAAAGTTATGAAAGAAAATACAAAAAAGCGGGTGTTTTATTTTGGTTTAGAACCACTTAAAGCTCGTTACACTTATCAATTATCTAAAGAATGGATGCCAGCTACATTTCAACCTTATGTAGATGCTGGTAAATTAGAATTCATAGATGTTCCTGGAGAATTTGATCCTGATCAACAAATTAAAGTAGGTGCTGTATTAGATGCAGTAGGTAGAGGTAAATTTGCTATGAGTCAATGTAGCAATTTCTTGGATATGATTAATACAGACCAAGTAAGAACCGGCGATGTAATATTTTTACAAGATTATTGGCATCCGGGAATTGAAGCAATATTGTATGCGTTGGATCTATATGGTATTGAAGTAAAGATATATGCAATGTTACATGCTCAATCAGTTGATGAATATGACTTTACCTGGCCAATGCGTAAATGGATGCGTCCGTTTGAATTGGGTTTAGATAAAAGAATGGCAGGTATCTTTGTAGGATCTACTATTCACCGAGACCAATTAAGGGCAGCTGGATTTGAAGCACCAATACATGTAGTATCGTTACCACTGCATAAACAATTAACCTTAACAAAACTTCCAGAAAATAAACAATATGTTAAGCAAAATAAAGTTGTATTTTCTAGCAGATTAGATAAAGAAAAAAATCCATTCTTTATGTTAGCAGTAGCTGAAGAATTTTTAGCTAGAAATCCTTTTTATGTATGGCATGTAACTACATCAGGTAAATCTTTTAAGTCGATGGTACCAGGTGTAGTAGAGGCAATGGAAGCATTAGCTGCAAAGCAACCTAGATTTAAATTGTTAAGCAACTTAACTAAAGAAGAGTATTACACTGAATTAGCTACTGCAAAAATTCAATTTAATAGTTCGTTACAAGATTATGTATCATGGACGGTGTTAGAATCCACTGCATTTGGTTGTGATCTAGTATTTCCCAACTTCAGATCATTTCCAGAATTTATTCCTGCGAGTAGATTGTATCAGCCATTTGTATTAGAAGATGCGGTTAACAAATTAGCAGAAGTAATGTCAGGAGAAAAAATAAAATATAATTTTGCTGATATTGCTGATATAGGCAGAAGAATGGAAGGTTATATAGTAGCCAATGATATAACTCAAGAAATTAATGTTTGGCACGAATTAGAGTATTGTAATTATTTATTAACTAATTAAAAGGAACAATGAGTAAGAAGTTTATTTATTATCCTTCATTGTCAGCCGGATCCATGGTATCTGCTTTCAAAAAGGATGCAAAGTTTTCTGATGGTACTACCATGAGATTCTTTTCAAAAGAGTATCCAGAAAAATGGCGACATCCATACTTTTTGATTACCGCTGGGCATCATTATAAGAAAATGGATTTTCGTCAACAATTAGGATTAGATGATGGCGTATTAGTATTTGGTGATTCTGGAGGATTCCAGATTGCAACTGGCGCTTTGAAATGGGACGGTACAATCAGAGAAAAAATATTTCATTGGTTGGAAGCAAACAGTGATGTGGCTGCTAATTTAGATATACCTCCTAGAGTTACATTTGAAAATCGTTTTCAAGATTCAATGGATATTTCATTTGATAATTTTAAATGGTTTGAAAAACATCAAAGCGGTAAAACTAAGTTTTTAAATGTTATACAAGGAACATACAATGAAGAGTATAATACTTGGTATCATAAGTTTAAAGACTTTGATTTTAACGGGTGGTGTATTGGGGGTCCTAAGAAATTAGTAGATTTCATGTATGTTGTAGCATTAATGTTAAAGAATAAAGAATTTGAAAAGAAACATGTACAGTATGTGCATTTACTAGGAATATCAAAGATATCAGATTTCTTTATTTTATCCACACTACAAAAACTATTAAATGATTTAACAGGTGGTAGAGTTCAATTATCAACAGATTCTTCTTCACCAGGCCAATATCCGGTATATGGAACATATTTGCATTCAACTAACTATAAAACACAAACTTTTACAGAGTTGTATTTTCCAAAGAATGCTGAGTATAGAAGAAAGACTCATATCAAGAAAAACAAAGCAGATGCGATCATTGATAAAACAAAACATGTTCCTTGTAGTATAGATTGTCCAGCCTGTAAAGATTTTACATATGAATATCTAGGCGGCGAAACTTCAACCGGATTGGATCGTTATTCGCAAGAAGGTATGCCTAGAATGGTTGTGCATAATACGCATTTATACTGCGAAATGGCAAAAGATATCGATAAAATGGTAGACAGCCATGTAGAATTGTTAGAAACAGCTCTTCCGGCAGAATTATTCAATGTGATTTTATCATTGCATGAAATGTTTGCAGATCCAGATTCTGCATTGCAAGTATATGCAACATACAAGAAAACATACAAGCAATTTGGTGGAGATAGTATATCAACAACAGATGCAGTTAAGTTCAATGAATTTTTTAAATTTTAATCAAAAGTTATAATATGGAAAAGAGCAAATTACAAAGTTTTATTAATCGATATCATTTAGCAGGAAACTGCGAAGCTGTAACATTAAAAGAGAATGCAACTGGAATTGGATGCGAACTAATTGATAGTGATCAGACCGTAGTAGGTAAAATACAATGGAAAACTACTCCGTTCATGAAAGGTGCGTTAGGAATCAATCACACAGGAGCATTAACAAAAATGTTAACGGCGGTAGGAGAAAATATTGATATACAAGTTCAAGATTCAGCTGGTAAGAATTATGCAATGAAAATAACAGAAGGATCCACCAAGTTAACTTTCATGTTAGCAGATACGAGTGTTATTCCTGCAGTTCCTACTATCAATGCAGAACCAGGTTATAAAGTAGTAATTGATGTTAATGAAGATTTTATTACTAAATTTATAAAAGCAAAAAATGCACTACCAGACGCAAAGAATTTTGCAGTTCAGGTTAAAAATGGCAAAATAAAATTCATAATTAACTATACTACTATTAACGCAGATAACATTTCATTTGAAGTTGGTACATCTTCTATCGATATGGAACCAATTTGTTTTTCTGCAGATAAATTAAAAGAAGTATTAGTTTCAAACAGAGGAGATGCTGGTAAATTGCATATATCTCCAGAAGGTCTTGCAAGAATTGATTTTACCGGGCCTGACTTTGAATCTTCATATTGGTTAGTTCAACTTCAAAATTAAAAATATTATGATCGTAAGAGTAAGAAAATTACACCCGGATGCAGTTATCCCAGCTTATAGTAAACCAGGAGATGCCGGAATGGATTTAACTGCAGTTGAAGTAGAAAAAGATACGCATGGAAATTTTTGTTACAATACTGGTTTATCCATGGAGATTCCGCAAGGACATGTAGGATTGTTATTCCCGCGATCTAGTAACACTAAAAAGGCACTTACACTCGGAAACAGTGTAGGTGTCGTAGATAGTGGATACAGAGGTCCTATAATCTTAAAGTATCGAGAATTGGCTTATGCACAATCACATCAGCCGGAAGAGCCATATGCAGTTGGCGATAGAGTAGGTCAAATTATAATAATGCCATATCCAAATATACATTTTTTAGAAGTTAATGAATTGGAAGCTTCTGAAAGAGGCGAAGGTGGATTTGGTTCAACAGGTAAATAACTAAAACAATGGAAGTAAATAAAGAACATGACTTATGGGTTGAAGCATTTCGCCCACATACATTAGATGGTTATATCGGAAATGAATCCTTGATTGAAAAAGCCAAGATCTGGATATCAAACAATGAACTTCCGCATTTATTATTCTACGGATCTGCAGGAACTGGTAAAACTACGTTAGCTAAAATACTAGCAAATTCTATAGATAGTCAACTAATGTATATTAATGCATCGGATGAAAACTCTGTTGATGTAGTTCGAGATAAGATTTCAAGATTTGCAAGTTCAGTAGGATTTAAGCGTTGGAAAATAATCATTTTGGATGAGTTTGATTTTATGACTCCAAATGCACAGGCAGCTCTTCGTAACTTAATGGAAACTTATAGCAAATCAACTAGATTCATTTTAACATGCAATTATGTTGAAAAGATTATTGATCCGATACAAAGTAGATGCCAGGTATTTGCAATAACACCTCCAAATAAAACTGATGTAGCTAAACGAATAGTTCAGGTTCTACAAGAAAGAAACATTGAATTTGATATTAAAGATGTTGCTGCAATAATTAATGCAAGTTATCCAGATATCCGCAGAGCTTTGAATTCAGCACAAAGCTTTGTAAGAGATGGAAAGTTGCAACTAGATAAAGCAAGTGCAATACAAGCAAATTATATGACAGAACTTTTGGAAATACTAAAGAATCCAAAAGATAAAAAAGGATCATTTACAAAAATACGACAAATTATTGCTGATAGTAAAGTTAAAGATTTTACTCCATTGTATCGTTTTCTGTATGATAATATTGATGATTATGCAACTGGAGCAATTGCGGCAGTTATATTAATTGTAGCAGAAGCACAATATCAAGATTCTGCAGTGGTTGACAAAGAAATCAACATAATGTCAATGTTTGTCAAACTATTAGGAGAAATATAATGGATAAAATCAATTTAAACATTAAGCCATCGGACATGCAACCAATAGAATGTCCAGAATGCGGAGGACAATATTTCCGACAGGTGGTATCAATTAACAAAGTATCAAAGTTTTTAACTGGAGGAGATAAAGACACCATGATTCCGGTACCAACATTTCGTTGTGATGATTGTGGAGCAGTTCCAGAAGAATTTAAACCTATTAAAATTAGTAAATAATGGAAAAGAAAAGTGCAACTATATTTGATTTCATTGATGGTATAACCCATAAAAAGAAAGAATGGAGTAAATGGTCTGAAACAGATCAAAAACTATTTACTCCGTTTATCACGAATAGGTGGCTATCGATGCGTATGGAGCTAATAGACCTAGTTAATACGTTTCAAAAATATACAATAGGTACTTTGACTCCAAAGATGACATACCGTTTATACTACGAGATAATGCCGTCTAGTAAAGGATTTGCAAAATACGTAAAAGGAAGCAAAGAAGATAAATACAATCCAAAACTAATTAGTCAGGTTGCAGAGCATTATGAAATTGGTAAATCGGAGGCAATTGAATATATTGAATTAATGGATCAAACTAGTTGCGCTAAACTTTTATCATTATACGGTTATACTGAAGCAGAAATTAAAACATTAACGAAAGGGCTAAAATAATGAAAGAAATGGTTAATAATCCTGCACATTACGGCGGAAAAGATAATCAATATGAAGCCATTAAAGTAATTGATGCATGGGGACTAGGATTTAGTTTAGGAAATACAATAAAATATATTTCCAGAGCAGGGAAGAAGAATCCCGATGCTGAATTAGAAGACCTAAAAAAAGCTCAATGGTACTTGCAACATCATATACAGAATTTAGAAAAAATTAAAGATTCTAATAAGTAATTTTATTACATAAGCTTGGCAGAAATGTCAAGCTTTTTTTTGGTTTTTACATTTATATTTCATATATTATAATATGAAACAAGGAAACTATATACAACCCGCATTCAAGTTATCTTTAAGAGATGCTGAATCTGTTCCTAGAAAAATATCATATTCTCAATGGGCCATGTATGAGCGTTGTCCAATGCAATGGAAACTATCATATATTGATAACTTAGCTCCATTTACATTTAGTATCGAAACTTGTTTTGGTACTGCTTTCCATGAAACTTTACAACATTATTTAACAGTATTATATACGGATTCGGTTAAAACTGCAGATCGAATGGATCTTCGAGGTTTATTAACAGACAAACTTCGTACAGAATATAAAAAATGCGTAGATGAAAATAAAGGTCAACACTTTTCCAATCCATTACAATTAACTGAATATTTAGAAGATGGTGTTGCTATATTGGAATGGTTTCGTAAAAGAAGATCTGAGTACTTTTCTACTAAGAATTATGAGTTAGTTGGAATTGAAATTGAATTATGTGTACAAGCATCTGAAAAAAATCCATCTGTATTTTGGTATGGATTTATAGATTTAGTTTTAAGAAATACTGCTACTAATACAATTGAAATATATGATATTAAAACTAGTAGAACAGGATGGAATCAACATCAAAAGGCAGATTCTATAAAAACTGCGCAGTTAGTAGCATATAAAAACTATTTTTCAAAACAGTTTGGTGTTCCCAAAGATAATATACAAGTTGAGTTTTTTATAGTTAAACGAAAACTTCTAGAAGAGTCTATGTTTCCACAAAAACGAATTCAATCATTTAAACCATCATCTGGATCTGTGACGCAGAAAAAAATACAGAAACAAATTGATAGTTTCGTAGAAGAATGTTTTGATATAGCAGGAAATAAAAATACAACAAGAACGTATCCAGCAATTTCAGGTAAAGGTGATTCTAATTGTAAGTATTGTCCTTTTAAAACAGATTATGAACATTGTCCTAAAAGTTCTAGGATTCGTAATAGTTAATACATATAATATATTTAATTATGAATACGCATAAACACGCATACGTATACGAATACGAATATCGATCTAAAAAATCTATGTTAATGGAAAAGGAAGATTATGTTTTATTAACTGATGTTGATGGACCAAGATGTAAAACAAATATGCAGTATTTAGAATCAGCAATGCGAGCTGGTTTAGGATTTTATCCAAAGAATATCAAATTTAAATACGATAAGCAGATATGAAAATTGCAGTTATTGGTAATTCAGAATGGCAAAATCGAAGAAAAGTTCAAGAAACATTGCAAGGAATAAAAAGTAGATTTGGTTCTGATGTTGTTATTATAGGTGCTGGCGGTACTGAAGGTGCAAATTCAATGATACGAAAATACACATTGGAATTTGGAATGAATTACACTGAATATAATCCATCATTTTCAGGTTACAATTTATACTCGGCAATGCCAGAGTCTTACTATGGTAAAAAGTATCATTTCAGCCAATTACATCACAGAATGAATCTTATAGCAGATCAATGCGATTACATGATTATCATGACAAATGCAGATACAATGGATCCAGTTTTAAAAACAGCATTGACTCGAGTAAAGAAACTAAATAAGCCAGTAGTTGTGCTTGGATGATATTTATTTATATAAATCAGTTATAAATTTTAAAAACAGAAAGTTACAGAATGGAACTACCAAAGTTACGAAAAGTAGACCCCAACAAACCAGCAAAAAAGAAAATTTTATTGTTAGCTGATGATTTCAGATTACCATCTGGTATTGGAACCATTAGCAAAGAAATCATTTTTAATACTGTTAAACATTATGATTGGGTTCAATTAGGAGCCGCATTACAACATCCAGATCATGGAAAAGGTTTTGATTTATCTGATGGTGTAGCAAAAGAAACTGGGGTGGAAGATGCATCAGTTAAAATAATTCCATGGAATGGTTATGGTGATCGAAACATATTGTTTACATTATTAAACACAGAAAAATTTGATGCAATATTTCACTTTACCGATCCAAGATATTGGACATGGTTATATGCATTAGAGCATGAAATTAAAACTACCTACAATATTCCAATTATTTACTATTCTATCTGGGATGATCTTCCGTATCCACAATGGAATGCGCCATTTTATGCTAGTTGTGATTTAATTATGGGTATTAGCAAACAATCTGATAATATTCATAGAGAAGTGCTTAAACAGAACGGATTCGATGTAGTTGACTATGATGATGAACAAGTTCCTGAGAATGTAGAATGGAATGAAACTATTACTGGATTTGTTCCACATGGATTAAATCATAATATATTTAAACCAATTGATAAAACATCTACGGAATACCTAAATATGTTTCAAAGATTCAAAGTTGCACATGGAATTGATTTTATGGTATTTTGGAATAACAGAAATATCAGAAGAAAACAGCCAGGTGATGTAATATTAGCATTTAAAACATTTGTAGATAATTTACCAGCAGATCAAAGATCCCGCGTTGGATTGGTAATGCATACGCAACCAGTTGATGACAATGGAACTGATTTAATTGCAGTTTGGAAAGCGGTTGCCCCAGATTGTAAAGTAATTTTTTCAGATCAAAAATTATCATCATATGATTTAAATGCACTTTACAATGTAGCTGATGTAGTAGTAAATATTGCTAGCAACGAAGGATGGGGACTAAGTTGCACCGAAGCATTATTATCAGGTACTCCGATTATTAATAATGTTACTGGTGGTCTTCAGGATCAATGTGGATTTGTTGATGAAAACGATGAATGGATTCGTTTTGATGGTAAATTTTCAACTAATCATACCGGAAAATATAAGA